AACTGATACCTGGAACTGACTTTACAGCAACAAACGGTACTTCTATAGTTCTTGCGTCTGGTGCAACTTCAGGAGACTCTGTTGAAATTCTTGCTTGGATTTCTTCTGATTTAAATACTTTAATTGCAGCTGTAGGGTTTGATACTTATACTTATACTGCAACTGCTTCACAAACTACTTTTTCTGGTGCTGATGATAATACAGCTACTTTAGCGTATACAGTTGGTCGTATTCAAGTATTTATGAATGGTATTTTACTTGATGGTGATTCTGAGTATACTGCTTCAAATGGCACTTCTGTAGTTTTAAATGCTGCTGCTTCTGTAAATGACATAATAAAGATTATCACATATACAGCAGACACAGCAACTACATTCGATTTAACAGTACAGGGAAATTTAACGGTTACTGGTACTACGACTGGAATAGATACGGATTTTTACAAAACTGAAACTGTTACAGCGGATAGAACATTAGATTCCACTACTCATTATCGTGCTGGGAAGAATACAACTATTAATAACGGAGTAACTTTAACAGTTCCTTCAGACAGTCTGCTAGAAGTATACCATGATTACGTAGCAGCGAAAGCCTTATAAGGGGAAAACAATGGCATTAAAACTAAACAGCGCATCAGGGTCAATTACAATTTCTGCTGAAGATGGAAGTGGTAATGCTGATGTAACTTTTCCGAGAGCAGGATATATTGAGTCGTCTGCAATTGGCTCGACCGTACAAGCGTATGATGCAGATACTACAAAGAATGATGTAGCCAATACTTTTACCGCAGACCAGACAATCAGTGCGGAACTCATAGCAGATAGCTACAACGAAAGCTATAATGCAGTAACTTCCTCAAGTAACGCTGCTACTGTGGACTGTGAAACAGGCAATGTTTTTAGTCACACACTTACGGAGAATACTACTTTTACTTTTAGTAATCCTCCTGCTTCTGGCACTGCCTATGCTTTCTCTTTGAGAATAATTCAAGATGCTTCTGCGTCTGGATATACAGTTACTTGGCCTGCTTCAGTTGATTGGCCTTCTGCAATTGCACCTACTCTAACGGCAACAGCAGATGCCGTAGACTGGTTTGTATTTAGTACAGTTGACGGCGGGACTACTTGGTATGGATTTACTTCAGGACAGGCACTAGGATAATGAGTAATTTTACTAAATTAATGGCTCAAGCCGCCGCTGGCGTCGGTGGTGGTTTCTACGACTATGAAATAAATTATTCGGTGCACTTTGAGCCGTTATCTTCTACATACGCACGGCTTGATAGAACAATAGGCTCTGGTAGTAACACCACTTGGTCTTGGTCTATGTGGGTAAAACCCCCTGTTGTTGTCCCTTCTTCGGGATATGCCAACGTTGGGCAGTTGGGTGTTAATGGTAGCACTACTGATACCGCAATGCGCATGGGAAACAGCCAAAATGGAGCCGGTGGTTATGTTTTATGGCCTTACGGGTACAACAACGGGTATATGGGAGAGGATCAAACATACGCTCAATTTCGTGACCCGTCTGCTTGGTATCATATTCTATGGGTAGTAGATACCACAGAAGCCTTAGAAACGAACAGATGTAAAATTTATATAAATGGTGTTCAAACACCATTGTACGAGTTTAATAGCCGTTCTTGGCCTTCGAACGGCAACACCGGCTTTGGCACATCTGGTAACAATATGTATATAACCAGATATGGTTATGTGGCAGAAGTTATTTTGTTAGATGGGACGGCTACGACACCGACATCATTTGGGGAATTTAAAAACGGCGTGTGGGTTCCTATAGACCCTGCGGCTCAAAGCTACAGCTATGGCACTAACGGTTTCTGGCTAGACTTTGCAGACTCCTCTAATTTGGGTAATGACGTAAGTGGAAATGGCAATCACTTTACCGCTTCAAATATGTCAAGCACCAATCAAAAAATTGATACGCCTACGAATAACTTCCCTACATGGAGCCCATTGCTTAAAGGTATTTCGCAGACAGGAGCCTCAACTTATGACGGAAACATGGTAGGAAATATCACAGGCGCTTCAGGGAACGGCTACTGGCCTACATTTTCTACAATGACTTTACCTAAAAATGGCAAAGTATATTTTGAAATATGTCTGGAGTCGGTTTATAACGGCGCAATTGTTACGGGGATTATGTCCAAAGAAGACGCAGAAAAATATGCGGCGGGGACGAAATCTCCAACTTTGGGTAATTTGGGATATTGGTCAATTCACAATGGCAATGCATATGCTTGGGGAGGGGACGGGCAGCCAGACTACTTAACTTTAGGGTTAGTTCCTGACGCTGGTATTTCAGGGGGAGTAGTTGGGTTTGCTATTGACTTGGATTCGGGTAAAGGATGGATTAGGGTCAATGGAACATGGATACTTAGCGGTGACCCTGCTAACGGAACCAACCCAATAGGCAGTGACATACATACTGGAAATGGTGCTTCAGCAAGTGGTGAATATGTAATATTTTCTTCAGGCTACATATCACTAAATGCTTATACTAGAAGTATTCTTAATTGTGGGCAGGACAGCACATTTTCTGGGCGTAAAACAGCAGGAAACTATTCAGATCAAAATGGCATAGGAGATTTTCTGTATTCAGTACCATCAGGCTTCTTAGCACTCTGCACAGCAAACCTTCCAGAACCCACCATAGGGCCGAATAGTGCTACAACGTCTGATGAGAATTTTGATACTATACTTTTCAACAAAAGTACCGCACCTGCTTCAATTACTGGACTAGAGTTTCAGCCCGATATTGTTTGGACAAAAAATATCGCTAATGCTTACCACAGTATTTTATTTGATGCTGTAAGGGGTGCGTCTAGCGGAGGAATATATCCTTCAGGTAGTGAGTATGAAGATTATTTTGCTGTAAACTCAGATTTAGTTTCTTTCGATACAAATGGTTTTACTATCGGTTCTACTAGTTCGACAAATGTTCAACTTGGAAGCAATGTCGGATGGACTTGGAAGGTTAATGGCTCTGGCTCATCTAATTCAGACGGCTCTATAACATCTACTGTGTCTGCAAACACTGATTCAGGTGTTAGTATTGTTACTTATGCAGGTACTAGTGCTAACGCTACAATCGGTCATGGATTGGGAGTAGCTCCCAAAATGGTTATCTGTAAAAACAGAGATGTTACTACTTCATGGCCTGTTTATCACTCAGGTTTGTCTAGTGCGGCTTATGCAATGTATTTTGATATAACAAATGCACAGGGAAGTTTTCCGACTTTATGGAATAGCACAGCGCCTACATCATCAGTTTTTAATGTAGGAACTGGAGGCAATCAATCTAATGGTGGTGGATATAATTATGTAGCCTACTGCTTTGCTGAAGTAGAAGGTTTTAGTTCCTTCGGAAGCTACACCGGGAATGGCTCTACTGACGGCCCCTTTATTTACACAGGCTTTAGACCTGCTTTTGTTATTATAAGAGAAACTGGAAATACAAATAACTGGATGCTTTTTGATGACAAGCGTCTTGGTTACAACGTAGATAACAAGTACATGCTTATTGAAACTCCCGCTTCTGAAGGGTCGGGTGGATTTATTGATATTCTATCTAACGGATTTAAGTGCAGAAACACGCAAGTAACAACAAATAGAAGCAGTGGAAACTACATATACATGGCATTCGCAGAAAATCCATTTAAATATGCAAATGCAAGATAATCGGAGAAAAAACGATGAGATATTATGATATAACAAACTCACAAATCAAAAGTGAGAGGCAGATACGAAAAGAAAATCCGAATACGAGTTTTACTCTTCCGTTATCTGCTGCCGCATTAGCGGGATTAAACATGGCAATTCTAAAGGAGGATGCACGTCCTTCCTATGATGCTGACACTCAGACTATCATTGAAGGTGCTATTGAAGAGCGTTCAGGCTCTTACTACCAGACCTACAGCGTCATTGACCGTAGTGCTGAAGCCATCGAAAATGACCTGAACAACAAAAAGTCACAGGTTCGCGCACAGCGTGACGCAAAACTTGCTGAAAGTGACTGGGCAATTTTACCGGACAGTCCTTTATCAGCAGAAGATAAAACAATTTATCAGAATTATCGTACTGCGCTGAGAGATGTTCCTGCACAGGCTGGATTCCCAGAGAATACACTGCCAGAAGGTCCGAACGAATCACCTTATGCTTCTTGGACTTATAACTCTACAGATTTTGTGTGGGAAGCTCCTCTTCCAAAACCTGAAGGTGCAGTATCTTGGGATGAAGAAGCGTACCAGGAAGACAATACTACAGGCTGGTTCTAATGGGAAAATCTCGAGATCTTGCAGATTCTGCAAATATAATTAATTACTTAGATAATTTAACTTCCGCGATTGAAGACTTAGATGGTGCTGGTATTACTTCAA